ATTGACGTCGGTATCGTTCCGCTAAACAACGTGCCGTTCAACCACGCAAAGTCGTTCATCAAAGGTCTTGAGTACGCAGCCGCTGGCGTCCCGTTCATTGCCACAGGTCTTCCTGAATACCAGTATCTGGCAGACATGGGGGTAGGGCGTATTGCTAATACCCCAGCAGAGTGGGAGTACCACCTGAACGAACTGCTTGACCCCACCATGCGCAAAGATGACGCATTGGTAAACTATGAGGTTGTAAGAGACATGTTTTCCATGGAACAACGTGGAAAAGATTGGAACGAAGTTATGACTAGGATTTTGGAACTGTGATTACCTATGCAGACCTCAGCGTCCCAGCACCTACCCCAGGTCCTGCGGATTGGAACGAAGATGGATTTGTCATCAAGAAGGGATTCCTTCCCGAAGACATGATGGTTGCGTACGAGCAGTGTTGGATTGAGCACAACTCAGAGCGACCTGGTGGTTGGCCTGATTGCACTCCGTACCGCCGTCACCCAGAGGTGATGAATATCCTTACCCATCACAACATCAATGACACCATCGAGCGTTTGATTGGTGAGCCTGCTGGGGTACATCTCAACTTGACTGGGTGGGTAAGCACCCGTCGTAACTGGCACCAAGACACCTACCTGAACCCACCAAATGTTGGTGACTACTACGCAGCGGTATGGATTGCTCTTGAGACCATTCATCCAGACTCTGGTCCGTTCCAGTTTGTTCGTGGATCACATCGCTGGCCCGTTGTCACCCGTGAGAAGATTCTTGCGGCGTTGAGCGAGGAAGAGCGTGACCACCGCTGGCCTAAGTACAGCGAGCGTTTGCTGACTCCGCTCTTTGAAGAAGAGATTGAAAAGCGCAACGCAGAGGTCATCACATATCTTCCAGAGCGTGGTGATGTTTTGTTCTGGCACGGGCGACTCCTGCACCGTGGCTCTGAACCCAATGTTCCAGGAATGCAACGCAAGGTTCTAATCGCACATTACTCAGGTATCAACCACAGACAAGACATGCCAGCGGCACAGCGTCATGCTGGCGGTTGGTACTTTCCAATTGACGGAGGCAACGTTTCGTGAAATTACTCAATGTCGGGTGTGGAACCCACTATGCACAGGGGTGGGTTAACGCCGACACTTGGGAAACTGATACGACAAGACCAGATGTCCGTGTGGAGCCTGGTAAGCCGTATCCATTTGATGACAATACGTTTGACGCCATCTACATGGGTCACGTCCTTGAGCACATTCCGTGGCTTGAGGTGCAACCGTTCCTTGAGGACATGTCTCGCATTGCCAAACCCAATGCACCAATCTTGGTTGTTGGTCCTGACGTGCACAAGACGATCAAGCGTTGGAAAGAAGGGCTTGAGCCGTGGTGGCTCGTCGAGTCGGTTATGGAACACCTTGATGTCCCTGACACCCATGTTCCTGGACTTGAGTGGTGGGATGGCGCTCACCACCATTGGAACTGCCATGAGGCACGGGTAGAGAAGATTCTCAATATGGTCGGTTTTAAAGATGTCAAGAACATCTTTGACTTGATTCCAAACGACTCACGGGGAACCTCGTGGTTTGACAACATGACAGGAATTACTTGGCCTGTGGTTGGCAAATACTACTGGCAGTTGTCCTTTATCATGAGAAACAAGGACTAATCTATACTGGGTGCATGGCACGCCCAAGAGGACTAGGTTCAGCAGGTAGAGCACGAGTGCAGGATTCCCTGCGCCAATTCAGCCTTGCTGATGATGAGACCAAGCAAGCCCTCTTTAACGAAGAGGAAGCCTTTGAGCCTTGGTCAGCAGCGACAGGTGGGTATGATAACGCTCGTCCAGAAATGCTTGGTGAGAACACCAACGGTCAGGACAGCACCCGCATCACCTATTGCCAATACTTCTTTGATCGACAAACTAGCACTGGAAACATGTATGTGAGTTTCCGTGGAACCCGTAACCGTTCCAACGGTAACGAGTATGTCTACACCGATGTCCCCGTATACGCAGCCAAGCGCTTCTACACGGCACTATCCAAGGGTAAAAGTATCAACCGAGCCCTCAATGGTCTAGAACAGTACGGCTACATGCCTGTATCTGGGGACAGCCACTTTGGTAAGCAAGCACCAACTGAGTATGGATTGAAGGTGCAGTACGGAGCATTTGGCAACGCCAGCCCAATCACTGATTCTCCTGAAAAAGAGTTTAAAGGAACACAGCAGTCTGCTCAAGGGCAACTTCCGCTGGACTGGAACTCATACTAGAATCCCCCTGATGAAATTGAATGTAGTCCACGGCGTGTGGAAGTTCTATTGGATTGTCCGTGACAACGGCAAACAAGGGATTCCCTACTTATCCATTGGGTGGATGCACGAACTGGGTGGGTACTGGCGCAGAGGTAAGGGCCCCCAAATCAGAATCGGCAAGTTTGTACTACAGTTCGGTTTGTGCAAGAAGCAGGAAATGTCGTCTGAGTTTGAGGGCTACCTCAAAGCAATGGACGGTCGAATCATGAATACAAAAGTATCGGAGATATCCACATGGCGCTAAGTTTCTTTAAGAAAGAACTCAAGGATCTGAACGACGTAAGTCCTGGTCGTGCGGCACAGAGGGCATCCCGTCTTGACACGGCATCGCTCAATACCTGGATGGACAACACCATCATGTCTTTGGGTGCCTCTTTTGATGCTTGGCGATACAAGGACGCACCGATGAGTGAGGTTCGTGACTGCGTAGATGCATTACAGGTCATTTGGACAGAACTAGAGAAACGGAAAACAGCATGAGATCTAAGGAAGAACTGCAGATGGACAAGGCGATTATGCGTATTCGTGACCTTGCCTCACGGACAAATTCATTCACACATGACGGCATCATGCGTAGGGAAGCGTACAGACTCATTGTCAACGCTGAAGACATGCTGGAGTTTCTTGACCAGGTGGAAAAGCATTTGGACGAACTAGATGAGATGAAGGCCGTCTACGAACCCAAGCGTCCCAACCCTGACCAACTATCCCTTTTCTAGGGTGGTGTAGCCTATAGGGTATGGCTGATGCCCTATTGGATGAAGAAAACGAGTTACTACCTGAAGATCTAGTTGAGGAACTTGATGAGACCTCGGCTGAATTTGTCGATCAGTTAGTTACCAAGTTGGTTCTGTTTACGGAACAGTTCTGCAATGTCCAGTTGTTCCCATACCAAATTCCAATTGCGTACCGTGTTATTGAATCTATCGTCCTGGGTGACGGTGAAGAACTCACGCTTGTAGCCACACGCCAGAGCGGTAAGTCAGAGGTGCTGTCAAACGTCCTTGCATCCATGATGGTCATCCTGCCCAAGTTGTCCAAGATCTATCCAACGTGGCTGTCTAAGTTTGAGAAGGGTTTCTGGTGTGGAATCTTTGCTCCAACCGAAGACCAAGCAGACACGGTGTTCAGCCGTATCGTCACCAAGTTGACGAACGACCATGCTATGGATTTCCTCACTGATCCAGAGTTGGACGACAAGCCAGTCTCTGGCGGTACCCGTGGTAAGGGAAAGATCATCACGATGAAGCGCTCTGGGTCGCTTTGCCGTATGCAGACCTGTAACCCTAAAGCAAAGATTGAGTCTAAGACTTACCACTTCGTGTTGATTGACGAGGCTCAAGAAGCCGACGAGTTCATGATCACTAAGTCAATTAAGCCAATGCTTGCGTTCAACAACGGAAGCATCATGCTGACTGGCACCGCTTCTCGTAATAAGTCGTACTTCTACAAGATGATTCAGTACAACAAACGCAGGGTCAACCAGAGCAGGAAACACATTAGGGACTGCCACTTTGAGTACGACCACAGGGTTGCCTCCAAGTACAACAACAACTACGCCAAGTTCATCGCCAAAGAGAAGTTGCGCATCGGTGAGGATTCTGACGAATTCCAGATGTCGTATTGCAACAGATGGATGCTTGAGAAGGGTATGTTCGTTACTGAGGAGCGCCTTGAGCGCCTCTATGACCCGTCGATGCCATTGGTCAAGCAGTGGTGGCGTACCCCTGTGGTTGTGGGTATTGACGTTGCCCGTGCCAACGACTCCACCGTGGTCACCGTTGTGTGGGTTGACTGGGATCATCCAGATCCGTTTGGCTTCTATGAGCACCGTATTCTCAACTGGTTGGAAATTAACAATGAGGAATGGGAATCTCAGTATTTCCAGATAATTGATTTCTTACGGAACTACGACGTACTCCGTGCTGGGGTTGACTCCCAAGGTGTTGGTGGTGCCGTGGCTGAGCGTCTCAAGATTCTGATGCCCCACATTGAGGTCATCGCAATGTCGTCAGACTCTAAGAACCAAAACGAGCGTTGGGTCCACCTGACAGAGTTGATTCAGCGTGAGCAGTTGGTCATTCCTGGTCACTCTAAGGCACGACGTACCCGATCATGGAAGCGCTTTAACCAGCAGATGAATGACCTTGAGAAGGTCTACCGTGGTCCATACATGTTGGCTGAGGCTCCAAATGAAAAGGGTGCCTTTGATGACTACCCAGATTCCTTGGCTATTGCATGCGCTATGACGGTCCACGAAGCCATGCCGACCATACAGGTTCAGGAGAATCCGTTTTTTAATTAGTGGTATTCTTAGTGAATACCCCTTACTTCAAGGAGCAATACATGACAGTATCACCAGCACCGATGTTCCCAGAGAAGGGCTCGCCCGTCTTTGAGCGCACGATGGCCCCGAGCATCCCTGGCAACAAGGGTCCCCTCCGTTTTGAGGAAGGCGTTGCTACCGACACGGATGTCCCGAACGACTTCTCGGTTGGCGCATACATGGACACCGCACCGTCCCCGATGCGTATGAACCACACGAACCCTGAGATGTTCTACAAGCATGCCGCAGACACCATGCGTGAGCGTGCACACGTCGGTTCGGCCTCGTGGGTTGAGGCACCGTCGGTTCTCAGCGAGTTCGTTGAGGGCGCAATGGCTGGTGACGGAATGCCGCAGTGGGAGTACTCCTACAACAGCGGTGGTCACATGAACCGTCCGAACGTTACGGTTGTCAGCGACTAACAATGGAATCTGGCGATGGCGCTCCTAACGGTGACGCTGGCGCAGACAACACAGTAGAAAGTGCCCCGTCTTCTACTTGGGCTGCCCCAACTACAACCGAAGATCTTGCCGCAAGCATTGTGCAGCGGTACAGTCTTGGTAACGCCTACAGCCCTGGTCTGTACGCAAGTCGTGCTGGCTCTTTCTACTCATCGTTTCAAGTAGCGCCACCACCAAAGGTTCGTGAGCGCAGGAAGCCGTTTGTTCTCAACACCTACCTAAAGCAGGATCTTGGTGTTGCTGTGTATCAGCCTACTGGGTATTCCGTTCAGAAGAACTTGGCAGGAAGTGGCGTTGTTGCTGAGGACCAGTTCGCTGGACAACTTGCCCAACCAACTGGAGACCCAGTTGACGAAGCATTTGGAAAGCAACGACCAATGCTTGATCGCAAGATTAAGGATGCTGCCCAGCCTGAAGAAGAGGGACGACTTGTAAAAGAAACTGACCTTCGCAGGCGTGCAATACATGTCTCTAAGGGTCGCAAAGATCAATACGACTACGGTAACTGAGGTAGAACATGGCAAGAGAGTTTCTTGAAGACATCCTCAAGGGAGTGACTGCTCGTGACATTGAGGGAGTTCATCTCCCGTCAGCACGTGCAAAGTTTGCTGAAATCTCTTTAAAGACTGAAAACCCATACAAGCCTGGGGACTTTGGAAGCCCAAACCCTAAGATGCTTTCTACCAGCGTCAAGTTTGAAAAGAACAAGAAGATCAACGATCCAGTTCTTAGTCGTGTTGAAGCAACTGGCATGTACCTTATGCCTGCTGGTAAACATGGGTGTGCAGATGCTTGTAAAGATAAAACCGCTGGGTGTGCTGCTGGTTGTTTATTTCCAAGTGGTCGACTTAGTCAAACAATTCCTACTCAAATTGCTCGCACCCAGTTTCTGACGGACTATCCTGCTGAGGGTTTGGCAATTATTAGGGACGAGGCACACACACAATTTGAGGGAGCAATTAGGAGAGGAAACATCCCATCTCTGCGACTTGATGGAACAAGCGAACTCCATATTGACAACATGGAGGCTGGTGATCTTATCTTTGGTGGGCCAAAAGGTCGTTACCAAGAAATCCGTGGCAAAGAATACGGACCTACTGCTGGTTTGCCCATGGCTATCGGTAGTGAGTACGGTAAGCGTTACGCAAAAGATATTCTTCCTGGAGCAACACCTAGGTCTCGCCAATCAAATGTTGTCCGTGTTGCTAGTTGGAATGAGCAGTTGACTAAAGGTCGTGCCGAACAACTTCATTCAGCAGGTGAAGATATTGCTTTGCCAGTAATCAACCTTGGAACATCACAAAATCCAAAACCAGTTCCATCACGTATTGAAATGAAGTTTGGTCCAGGAGGGAGTCTCATTCTTCCAACAGATGACTTTGATAAGCATGACATTGTTGCACTAAGAGAACCAAAGGGTGTTGCTGGGATATTGCGAGAAAAAAGCCCTGGGTTTGGTCTTGACCCGAACCTTTCTGCCTCAGAACAACGTGCTAAAGCACGCTTCCTTCGTGAGCACCCTGCAGTTGGTGAACCCATTAACACTCCTAAGAAGCGCAGGGGTTAGTGGTTTATGAACGACGCATGGGCGATTATCGTTGCGGCTGCCATACCCGTCCTAGGAACTGGAGTCGGTTTTCTTATTCGGGAACTCCGCTCTTTTCGTTCAGAGAACCGAAACGATCACGCCGTCGTGATGACGGAACTGAAGAAGGTAAAGGACGGGATTGACAAGGTGAGTGACCGCCTTTCTTCGCACATCGACTGGCACATGGACAAGGGTAAGAAATGAAACAACTGCAAAACATCCTCCTTCGTATTCTCGCAACCTTTGCCGCTAGTGGTCTTGGCGTTATTGGCGCTGGCACCATTGCAGGAGTTCCTATTTGGAAGGCCGTGTTTATGGCTGGTATTGCTGGAGTTGCCACTGTCGTTGAAGGGCTGTCCCGTGCCTTCCTTGATGACGGCAAACTCTCTGTCTCTGAGATCAATGACGTATTCAATAAGGTTGACAAAAAGTCAAAGAAAGAACCAGTTGCGTGAAGCGTTTAGTAATCATTGGTGCTTTGCTATTGGCTGGATGTGGTTACGACGGACATTACCGCTATGCATGCCAGGACCCAGAGAACTGGGATTCTCTTGAGTGTGCACCCCCTATTTGTAAGGTAGATGGAACATGCACGGAAGACTTAGTTGGATTCGATCCGTTCGAAGTCCAAGACTCAATCGTAGAACTCGTACCCACGGAGGAAACGGTAGCACCATGAAGCAGAAACTTAGCCCAGAAGATCTGGACGCACGCCTCAAGTTTGTCGTTGGTTGTGTCCTTGCAGGAGTCCTTACCCTGACAACTGCTGGCGTTTTGTACGCCCTTGTGTTTGTCACCCAGCCCATCGGGGCACAGGCAGAGAACGACAAGATGTTCTTTGGTGTGCTCTCCAGCGTAGCCACTTTCATCACTGGTACACTGGCTGGCTTAATGATCTCTACTGGTCGCAATAAGCAAGAAGATACCGTTAACGAGGAGTCAAGCAATGGGTAAAGTCGCTTGGGATTACATCAAGCCTGTCGTACTGCCGAAAGACCTGAAAGGAGTCACCCCTGGAAAACTGTCAGACAACCTGCTCAAGCCAATCCCTGGCGGAGGAAAACTCCACTGGCTCGCAGCCGCAGCATGGCTCGCAATGGTCGAAGCCGCAAAAGCAGACGGAGTCGAACTCAAGCCCACAAGTGCTGGGGATACCTACCGTACATACGAGTCGCAATTGGTTGGTTTTAAGCAACGCTACCAACTTGAACCGATTAACGGAGCGAGTACTCGCACGTTCGAAGGAAAGAAGTGGTTCCTAAAGAAGGGTAATGCCCCATTGGCTGCACCAGGAAGTAGCCAGCATAACCTCGGGATTGCCTGTGACGTTGCAAATGCTGCAGAACCAAAGCGTATTCAGTGGCTGATCAACAACGTCGCAAACTTTGGCTGGTCGTGGGAAGTTGTTCCCGAAGAGCCGTGGCACATTCGTTACGTTTGTGGCGACAACCCACCTCCTGCTGTTCGTGCATACATGGAAAAGAACGGCATTGCCGCACCTGCTCCTGCTGCAAAAGACCCTGAGATTGTGAAGTTGCAAGAAGCCCTCAAGGCCAAGAACTTCTACAAGGGCGACATTACAGGAGTCAAGGACGATTCAACGGATGCTGCAATTAAGGCATTCAAGGTTGCCAACAAACTTCCTGCAGACAGCGTGCCTGGTCCGAAAGTCAAGGAACTGCTCGGCATCAAATAATTGACACGCCTACCTCGGTAGGTTACGGTACACAACCTCATCTACAAAAGGTGTTAATATGAAGACACGTGATATTGACATCATTCTCTACTACCTACGCAAGGTCTATGTCGGACAGACAGAGGCTGAAGAGTTGTTCAGAGTGATGGACGTATTGGACAAAGAGAAGCAGAAACTGGCGAAGAAACATGTCAAAAAGCAATCTGATCAGTGATCTCACTGCGCCTGCACCAGCCCCTGCCAAGCAGTGTGGCATCCAGAAGATTAGGCAGGCAATGAGCGAAGAAGAGCGGCTGGCTCTGGATACTGCCGTTGAACACATCCGTGAGAAAAACAATTCCCCACGGACCATTCAGACCAGTGGATACACCTACAAGTGGCTCACTGACGTCTTGATTAAACACGAATACGACGTTACTCTCCGCATGGTAGAGAAACATACAAGAAGGATGTGTGGTTGCGATGACGCTTGATAAAGAACTCCAGATGGGTCCTCCCCCGTCATCCAAGGAAGTGCTTGGCAAACTTGCTGACTTGTTTGAGCGACAAGGCATCAATGTCGATGAAGTCGGCAAGATCAGCAGAGTTTCTCTGTACCAGAGCCTTACAAAGAATGAGGAAGGTGAAGCAGAGATTCACGACCTTGCTGGCGTTCAGTTTCAGTTCTCTCCTAAGTGGGAGTCTGGTCCTGAGTGGCCTGTTATTCAGCAGGGTCCAGCAGTCAAGTTGCCCACTCCAAAAGTAAAGACGAAGAAGGCAACGAACTTCAAGACTGCGATAGTTCCACCTGATATTCAGATCGGTTACTACAGGAATCGTGATGGCTCTCTTGAGCCAACCCATGACGAAAAAGCATTGGACGTTGCCATTCGTTTGATTGAGGAACTACAACCAGAAAGCATTATCTGTGTGGGTGACAACCTTGACCTACCAGAGATGGGTAAGTACCTCACCACCCCTGCGTACCAGCAAACAACTCAGGCTGCAATTGATCGTGCCACGTTGTTCTGTGCTCAGATGCGTGCTGCTGCACCAGACGCTCGTATCGTTTGGCTTGCAGGAAACCATGAAGAACGTATGCCTAAGTACCTGTTGACCAATGCCATGGCTGCATATGGTCTGCGTAAGGGCAACACTCCAGAGTCTTGGCCTGTGCTGAGCGTTCCCTACCTGTGCCGTATGGATGAGTTTGGTGTTGAGTATCGTCCTGGGTATCCAGCATCTGATTACTGGATCAATGAGAAGTTGCGTGTTATCCACGGTGACCGTGTGAAGTCCAGTGGCTCTACTGCCCACGTATACTTGAACAATGAAAAGACCAGTGTCATCTACGGACACATCCATCGCATTGAGACTGCCTTCAAGACTCGTGAGGACTTTGATGGTCCACGCACCATCATGGCGGCATCTCCTGGATGTCTTGCTCGTATTGACGGGGCTATTCCTTCTACTAAGGGCGGAGTAGATCTTGACGGTCGTCCCCTTACTCGCCACGAGAACTGGCAGCAGGGTATTGGCGTGGTTACTTACGAAGATGACGGAAATCACAGATTTACGTATGACGTTGTGCCTATTTACAACGGATGGGCGTTGTATCATGGCAAGGAATTCGTTGCGGAATAATGACCACTATCGTTGGTGTTCAAGGTGATGGATTCGCTGTAATCTGCGCCGACTCTCGCATCTCATCTATTGATGGTGGGGGCTTGGCTCAAATAGGAACACTTCGAGAAGGATCGAGCAAGGTATCTGCTAATGGAAAATATCTACTTGGCGCTGCAGGAGATGTACGGGCCATCAACATTATTCACCACGTATTCCAACCGCCGACGCCGCCACCGAACCTCAAAGGCAAGAAACTTGACCAGTTCTTTACGGCGAAATTCATACCAGCACTTAGGGAATGTTTTGACGCACAAGGGTATTCAATCCCAGACCGTGACGACAAAGAGCACATTGCAGAGCACGGCTCAGTAATCCTTGTAGCAATCAACGGAACCATCTACATCGTGGATGGTGATTACTCTTGGGCATCAGAGGCAAACAGCGTCTATGCCATTGGCTCAGGCTCTTCATACGCCCTTGGCGCTATGCACGTGCTGACCCATAACAAGAAACAAACTGTGCAACAGGCAAAAACTCATGCGCTGAAAGCCTTGGCTGTCAGTGCTAAGTTTGACCCTCATACGGGACCCCCGTATCACACGTACGTTCAGGAGTACGAAACAACTAGAAAAACCCGTAAGCCTGTATAATCGGGTATCCCTACAACAGGAGACTACATGTCAAACCTTAAGACAGCCCATCAGGACGCAGCACTCAAGGGTGTCGCTCTTGGCATTCTGACCTACGCAGCAACCAAGTACGGTATTGCTGACGAGGCCGTTGCCGTCGCCATCCCCGTGGTTGCTATCGCCTTGTCGTGGGTCTCGACCAAGATCGGTGACAAGAACACCGCTCTTCTTTTGAACCTGGCTCAGAAGGCAATTGAGCAGGCACCTGCCAAGAAAGCCCCAGCCAAGAAAGCCCCAGCAAAAAAGAAGTAATATCTAGGTATTCATTCTTTTTACAGAGGTGTAGCGAATGCCTATTGATTTTTGGTCACCGTCCTATCGGGCAGCATCTAGCGATCTAACTGTTGCTATCAGTCCCCTTGGGTTGGTTGAACTTGCAGACGAAGAGTTTGAGGTTCATGGACCAAGACTCAATAGGTATTCCTCTGCCTGGGCTTGGTACCTAGGACACCACTGGTCGCACCGTCGTGAGATGGGCGACAACAACATCACGATGAACTACGTCCGAACCATGTCGGACTTCATCACGAACTTCTGTTTTGGTAAGGGAATCCAGTTCAAGGTTCCAGAGCAAAACCAGGCAATCATTCCACGACTTCTGCATGAGGTGTGGGATAACCACAACAACAAGCATTACCTGCTGTGGCAGATGGGTCAATTAGCGTCGGTTACTGGAGACTGCTTTGTTAAAGTTGCGTTTGACGAACCATATGTTGATCCTGCTGGTATGGTTCATAACGGCAGGGTTCGGGTGCTTCCTCTTAACCCAGCCCACTGCTTTCCCGAATACCACCCCCACGACCGTGAGCGTCTCCTCCGCTTCAAACTCAAGTATCGCTTCTGGGGAACTTCGCCCGAAGGTACTCGTCAGGTTTACACCTTTACGGAGATTCTGACTGACAGCACCGTCCAACAGTTCATCAACGACGAACTAGTTGACGAGTACGAGAACCCGTTGGGCATGGTTCCTGTCGTCCACATCCCGAACATTACAATCTCTTCATCGCCGTGGGGTCAGTCGGACATCTGGGACATCATCCAGTTGAACCGTGAACTCAACGAAAAGATGACTGAAGTCTCAGACATCATCAACTACCACGCCGCCCCTGTCACGATCATCACGGGTGCCAAGGCTTCGCAACTTGAGCGTGGTCCAAAGAAGGTGTGGGCTGGTCTGCCGAAGGATGCACAGGTGTTTAACCTTGAGTCCCGTGGCGAGATGTCTGGTGCCCTTGAGTACATCCAATTCATCAAGCGCTCTATGCATGAAATTACTGGCGTACCTGAGACTGCCCTCGGTCAGTTCCAGCCAGTGTCCAACACGTCTGGTGTTGCTCTGGCTATTCAGTACCAGCCGTTGATGAACCGCTATCAGATGAAGAAGGTTCACTTTACCAACGGACTTGAGAAGTTGAACGAAATCATCATCCGTACGGCAGCAGTCTTTATGCCTGAATTGTTGGTCTACGATCCGTCTCAGTCGGCTATGCCTGAGCCTGACCAGTTGACAGAGTTGGACCCCAACGATCCAAACACCTACAAGACGACTATCCACTGGCCTGAGCCGTTGCCTGTGGATGCCCTCATCAAACTGAACGAGATTCAGTCCAAGATGGCACTAGGTCTTGAGTCTAAGCGTGGGGCACTCAAGGCTCTTGGCGAAGAGTTCCCGAACGAGAAGATGATTGAGATCTTTGAAGAACTCAGAGATGATGCCCTTGACCAGGGTGCGCTTGATATGTTGCGTGCGCAAATCGGTCAAGCGGTCATGTTGGCTACAGGGCTCCTCCCAGATGGTGGCGGTGTCACACCCGTCTCCGCTGGAGGTGCTAATGTAACTAGTGCAGGAAACCCCTCAGGGGGTGGAGTGCTTCCAGGAACTGCGGTACCACCCGTGGAAATGGAATTGATGAATCAAATGACTAGCAGAGCATACGGAGCAAGGTTCGCCCAGCGCCGTGTACCTGATGAGGACAACTAAACGTTTCTATAAATCAAGTCAGTAGTTGCTAAACAACACAGGAGAAAATCATGGCAAAGCAACCAAGTAATGATGAAGTTGTCGTCCCCGTGGAGGCAGTTGAAGCCTTCCACGCTGAGGCAGACACAGTAGCCCCTAAGGGCAGGGTCTTCACCGAAACTGAGGTGGAACAGATCCGTAAGCAGGAAAAGGAAAAACTCTACAAGCGTCTTGAGGATGCTGAGGGTCGTACCAAG